AGAATCAGACCAACTTCTAAACATAACAGTTTTATAATTATTCTGTTCGTTCTCTTCATCATACTTCTTATACTGAAATGTATTTAAGAAAGGTCTAAAAGATACTTTCTCTGCATACACAGTGCCTTTGCTTGTACCTTCTACTTTGTACAAGCCACGCTTTATAGCGTTGCCGTCACTATCTTCGGCTTCGTAGTTAATAGATAGTCTAGGTAAAGATGAGCCACCGGTATCTGCGTCTTGTCCGACCATAGCCATTATCTTGTCACTAGATAAACTATCTAAATTACTTAGTTCGTTTGACATATAATGCCTCCTTGTATACGTATATTATATCATATTTTTGTGGATAAGTCAAGCCAATTTTCACCACTTTTTATTTCAAAGTCTAATGGTACATTTAATTCACAATCAAATCTTTTCTTTAGTGAATCTTTAATACTAGAAAAACCTTGATTTAAAACTTCTATGGCTTGTTGATACTCATCTGGATGTACATCTAATATAACAGAATCATGTACAGTATTTATTAATAATGTTTTCATATTGTTTTCTTTCAATAGATTCCATACATTAATACACGCTATAGGAACTATATCTGCAGTGGCAAATCCTTGGACAGGATAGTTCTTAACTGCAGTAGATTGTGTGCTACTGCCGTCTTTTCTTCTATAGATATTAGGGAAGTAATATTCTCGACCACTCGGTAATCTTACTATCTTAGATTTAATTGCAGTATTTTCTAATCTCTTATGCCACTCTGCAATGTCCTCATACTTCTCTAAAAACTTTTGATAATATTCTTTTTCTTTTTTCTTACCCATCATTCCACCATACAAAGGTTTGAATGTGTGGGCCTTTGCGTCTTGTCTTGAACACCCAATAACATCTGCAGTATATTGATGAACATCAACTCCGTCTGCTATATCAATCATACCTTGTTTATCTTGTGCTAAGAATACTGCCGTTCTAAATTCTAACTGTGCAAAATCTACTTCTATAATTTTACCTTTGTGGAATCTAGATGTAATAGCTTTCTTGATAGGAAACTTATCACCTCTTGGCATATTTTGGAAGTTAGGTTTAGAACTAGATAGTCTTCCTGTAGTAGTTATATGCTGATTAAATGAGGGATGAAGTATACTATCTTCTCTTGTATTATCTTTTATGCCTGTTATAAATGTATTAAGATAAGTTTCTACTGCACTATATCTCATAATACTATCTACAAATTCTTTTAGTTTACCTTCTGCAAATACAGATATTTTATTTAATGTATCTTTATCTGTTTTAAATCCACCTTGTGCAGTGTCATGAACAGTTCTAGGGGACCAACCAAATCCTGCTTTGGCTTCTGTTTCTAAGAATAGCATACCCTCACCTTTACAATCTGGACACTTAGACATGTTCTTAAATGGTGTCCCGTCTACTTTAGTTTGTCTTATTAGGCCCACACCATTACAAGTTTTACATTGACTAGCTACAGTTTTATATACAGTATCAGTATACTTAGATACATTGTGTTGAAAATCTCTGTCTGTCATTCGTGGTCTTCTCTTAGGTCTTTTAGTTCTTTTATCTATACCAATATTAAATAACTGTACCCATTGCTTTTTATCTTGTACCTTTCTAGAATAAATAACTTTAGATAAATCCTCTGTGGAAGATAGATTTATTTTAGTATCACCCATCATTTCACTAACAATCTTATCTATTTTATTTTTTAATTTATAATACTCTTCGTTTAATTCTTTCTCAACTAATTTTAATTTATCATTGTCTACATAGTTTCCATTCATTTCCATATCTATTAGGACCCGTAGAAAATCATTCATTAAATCTCTAGTAGGAATTAAATTAGAATTAGCATGATTATTAAAGGCTTCTATCTGTGCTTCGTATAATTCTTTTGTTATCTTAACATCTTGTTTACCATACTCTTCTAATTTTGGCATAGGTATTTCATCTATACCATATCCCTCATTCATGTAAGTAGATAGTATATCTGATTTTAAACTTATACTTCTACGTTTACAAGATTCTTTTAATGATACAGATTTTTTTTCACCTCTGTTAATTATGTATTCCCCTAACATTGTATCATATAGTTTACCTTTATATGTAAATCCACATTGATATAACCATGACATATCAAACTTAAGATTGTGTCCAATAACTAATTCTGATTTATCTAATATATCTTGTACTGATTTTTTATTATCAATCGCTATAGATTTTTCAAATAAATCTGAATGATAAAAGAAATAATATTCATCATTAATACCTACACTAACTAATCTATTGTCCGGATTAAATGGTGAAGGGTCTCCCTCTTTTGTAAATGTTGTTTCTATATCTAATACTGTTATCATTTATATCCTTTCTGCATAACGTGATATTGTGGGTCTAAGTATTACTTCAAACTCAGCGTGGTCCCCTGTTAGTTTATTCTTTGATAGTGTTACAAATCTAACACAATCATCCATAAAATTTTCTGCCTCATCTTCTTTACCAATACCTAAGATAATATCGGCCTCGGCAGCCTTACCTGTCTTAGAATTTTCCATTGTGCTAAACGTCACCCTAGACCTACCCTGTGCCTCTGCTGAAGCTTGAGACATTCCAATCACTAGTATGTTATGACGTTTGGCCAACTCTCTTGATTGAGTATAAACTTCTCTTAACTTTTCATGGGTAGCATTATATTTACCTGTCACATTTATCTTATCTAATTGGTCTATAATTAATATATCTACATCATTAGTAGAACAATACTCATCTAAATCATCCATAGTTTTTCCTACACAATCAAAATTTTCTATGTAAGGACTAATTGAGGCCCACTTATTCTTAGCCACATCTCTACTGCCATTAAGAATATTGCCTCGTTGTAATCCTGTAGAGGAATTAAGCAATCTCATTTGTGTTCTGATTGCCGGTTCTTCGTTAGCAAATATAGAAACTTTTTTTTGTTGCCATGCAAAACCTTGAGGTGAGGCCACAAGGCTAACCCAAAATGCAGTCTTACCTACATCTGGTCTAGCAAATATAATCATAAAGTTACCACGACCAATACCATTTGTTGCTCGTTGTAATGAAGGTAGATTAAATTTAAACTCCCCTTGTTCTTGTAAAGCTTCTACAATTTCGTCTACATCTTTTGTTACTGCTTCACTTTCTTGTTGTGTTTGTTCTTCATCTACATTAGCCATAAACTTTTCTACTTGTTTAAGACTACTACTACTTGGATTGTTAGATATATCTAAACATATCCTTGCTAACTCATCTGCTTTTTTAATTCTATACATGGACCTTAAAGCAGTAGAAACCACATCGTCACTAGGTGGTTCTTGATTTTCTATGTTATCTATTAACTCATGTATATTTTTTTGTGAAGCAAAACTAGTATTAGGATAGTAAGTATTGAAGTAAGCTAATCTTAAATCACTAAAATTTATTTCAGTAATGTTAGGATTATCTTTGTAGATATAACCTATAGTTTTATATAACTCTCTAGCACCATTCTGAAATATAGATTCTTCTATCTCTGATTTTAGTTTATCGTACTTATCCCTAGTAAGTAATGTTCTTAGGATATATAGTCTTAGGTTTCCTGTTTCCATTCATATCTTTCTATTGCTTTAATATTTTAACTCCAATAGTCTTGCTTCCATTTCACATTTCTTCAATTCTAATGCAGTCAAATCTTTTGTATCACAATTAACTTTTGTTTTTTGGATAGGTTCTAATTTTTCTATTATTATTTTATTATCTTTTTTGTCCCTGTCAAATGCCATTGAACAAGAACTAATAAATAATAATAATAATAGTCTACTCAACATAGTCTTCTTCCTCTATTCTAACATACATTCTCTCAATGTCAAGTGGTATTCCAAATTCCTCTTTAAAAGATTTTGAAACCCTGTTCTTACAAGTTTCATCTATATCAGATACATTATCTGCTACCTCTATCTCATAAGGTATTTCTATAGTGACAGTCATCAAGTGTTTTTTTCCAAACATATTTCCCCTTTCTAGTTATATTTGTTTGTACTGTAGTAGTCTTCGTATTGTTTTCTAGTGTATTCCACATGTTGTTTTTCTAATTTAACTGCATAATTTTTTGCTGATAGATAGTTATCAAATATTTTTTTATACTCTTTAAAATATACAACAGCACCCGTATTAGAACGAACATATCTAGGTATTTTCATTTTATACTTTATTCTATTACTAGTTCTTGGTATAAAAGATTTTATCTTTATAAAATTATTTCTGTATAATTGCATAACATAATCATTAACATCCACTATCTCATGAGTAGTATTAATTTTATTAAATGCTCTAGCAAATTTTCTGAATCCTAATACCTCATTCCTTGTGTCTTTTCTGTGAGGATTCTCATAACTAGATATGTTATCATATTGGGACCAATGTTTTTTTATTGCATCACTTTGAGCAAACCTACCCTTAATACTTTTTCTAGTATTACCTTTTCTTTGATATTCAAAATTATATATAAGTGGTTGTATTCTCATTATAAATATGGATTAGGTAGGTTTGATACTAAGTATATTAGAAATGCAAACACAATAGTTATTGATATAATTAATGCTATAAAGTCTCGCATAGTTTATTACCCCATTCTTTCAGTTCATCTACACCTAACCATTTCAAATCTTTGTCTATCATTTTAATTTGTGTAGGAATGATATGTGATAAACAATCTCTTAACTTAAAACTTTTTTCTGTTGCGTCTCTGTCCAAACATACAAAGGCCCTCTCAACTCTGTCTACTATTGGTTGTACAAAATTCTCTGGAATACTAGTACCCATTAAAGCAATGCCCGTAAAACCGGATATAGCGACCTTACAGGCTGATATACAGTCTTCCACGATAAATCCTACATACTTATTTGTACCTACTATAAATGGGGCCGGTGGTGTTCCATACTTGTACCACTTGGGTGCAGAATTAGAATAAGGATATAACATTCTACCTACTGCACCCACTACCTTCCCGTTGTCCTCTACCAAAAATACTAACCTATTCTGTTTAACATCATACATCAATCGTGCCTCGGTATCTAAGATACCAAAACTTTCTAGATACTCCCTCGCTTTATCATTACTATATACAGTCACGAAATGTTTCGGTATGACAAACTCTTTAGAAGGTTCAATATGTGAAGGGTTTAAAAATTTGTCCAAGTCTTCTGCTCGAAGTTCAGAATCTGTCATACCTTTTGCCGTGCAATTAGCATGAAAACAATTCCATACCAATCTTCCATTCTCATGTCTTACAGATAAAGTATTTCTATTTAAACAAAACACACAGTCCCCTCGATAGGATTGACCACTGCCTATATTGAGGTCTCTGATTTTGTCTAATTGATATCTATAATCCATACTTACAAGTATACACTAATTAAATAGAATGTCAAGTAAAAAATTTTTCTTGACAAACTTAAAAAAATATGTTAAAATATAATTGTCTGCCGGTGGGGTATAATGTAGAAAACTATTCATTCTCTATTTTCTTTACATTTTCTACATCTAATATCATTCTATCAAACTCTGTATCATACAAATCAGAAGTCATCCCTTCTAATAGATATCTTTCTTGGGCCTGTAACTCATCATCTGCTTTGACATAATAGGTTCGGGTCCTAGTTTCTTGTACTCTAACTTTAAATATCCTAGGAAATTCTATAATTTTTGTCATTCTTTTCATACTCCTTTATTGCTTCACCTACATCACCATAGAAGAAATCCTCGTACATAATATTAATTTCTTCATCTGTTATCTCTGGGTAGATACTAAGTAGTTCGTCTTGGTCTACTTCGTCTTCTTCTTCTAACCACTCCCCATGTCCTTCACAGACAGGACACTCTTCTACATCAAAGTAGTCACCCCATTGTTGTTGTCCTTCACCTTTACACTCCGGACATTTAACTGTTTTTTTCATCTTCTTGTTCCTTTCTTTCATGATAACATTCTACCATACTTTTACAGTTAGGGCAAGTTAATATTGTTAATAATTTAAAATATTCGTTTTCATCCTCTATATCATAATCATTATTCCATATTAACTCATTGCCACAACTCCAACAATTCATATTATTTTCTTTCTTGTACAGTAAATCTATACTGTAAATACTCTATACCATTTATTATAATAGTTCTTGTTTCTATATTTTTTATCATTTTAATTCCTTTCTCTTTCCGGATTTACAATATTATAGTGGTTTGGGTTTATTCTATTTTTACATTTTATTCTTTCTTTACCTACAATATCTCTTATCCTTGAAAACTCTCTCCAATCTTTATCAGTCATTTTAGAATTGTAATAAGGCTTTACTGATATTTCATAGTTATTATAAAATATTTTGTCTAATGTACTCTTTAATTCTTTTGTAGTAT